TTGCTGTTCTGCCGTGGCGCTTTGGCCTTCGGCAGGTTCTGTCTTGACGGCGATCTGGTTCAGACGATCCTCGAGATCGCCCTGTTGCGGCGCTTCGAGGCGGCCGAGGCGATCGGCGATCGCGTCCCATTCCTCGTCGGTCCAGTAGGGCACGCCCCAGAGATAGGCACCGGCCAGGCTCTGGTTGAGCATGTCGATGATTTCGTTGCGCTTGCCCTCGCCGAGCTTCCAGACGTAGCGGGTGTGACCGCTCCGGGTCTTCTCGGGTACGCGGGCTTCCGATGTCGCCTGCTGGTAGAAATCGTCGCCGAAGCCGCGGGCGAAACGGATGTAGCCCGCCTGCTCCGGATCGTCTTTCTTGTAGTCCCGATAGAGCCGGATCTTGAAGGCCGAGGCGTTGAAGGTGAAGAATCGCGAGGACCACTTCTGCTTCTTCGGCTTGCCCTTTCGGTCGTACTCTTTCGTCTGCACGATCGGCGGCGCGGCTTCCGTATTGCCGCCGCGCACCATGATGACGCGCGACTTCGGATGCTTGCGAACCCAGTTCCAGACATCGTCGGTGTAGGCGTTGCCGTCGATGGCGACGCGGTCGGCGGTGCGCTTGCGGCCGGCATCGTCGAGCCATTCGCGCTGCAGCAGCCTATCGAGGGCGGCGCGAACCTCCGGCTCCGAGATATGGCCGGAATGTTCCTTGGCGTCGGCCAGGTGGCTGCCGGCGCGATGGTCGACAACGCCGTGATCGATCACGGCCCGGTACCGGTTCCTGCCATAACCGACCAGCAGCCACTCGACACGGTCACCCTGCACGTCCATGCCGAGCACCAGCGCCAGCGCCTCGGCCGGGATGACACCGCGCTGGAAACCGTGTTCCTCGGCGCGATCGCGGAGCACCTCCCAATCGATCGCCTTGTTGTCCGCCTCGAAGGCGAGCCCGAGCCAGTCATNAACGCCGTGATCGATCACGGCCCGGTACCGGTTCCTGCCATAACCGACCAGCAGCCACTCGACTCGGTCGCCCTGCACGTCCATGCCGAGCACCAGGGCCAGCGCCTCCGCCGGGATGACACCGCGCTGGAAACCATGGTCCTCGGCGCGATCGCGGAGCACTTCCCAATCGATCGCCTTGTTGTCCGCCTCGAAGGCGAGCCCGAGCCAGTCATTCCAGAACGTCTGCTCGGCGCCAGAGCCCTTTTCCCGGTTCTCCGGTCCGCCGGCCTGGACCGTCAGCCACTCGCGCGCCAGGTTCTCCCATCGTTCGAACGGCGAATAGGCCATCCAGATGCGGAAGGAGCGATGGCGGCGGCCGCGCTCCGGATATTTGGCGACCCACTTGGCGCCGTTTTCCGGCTTCACCATCCATTCGCGATGGTGCTCGTGGATCTCGCAGCCGCAATGGATGCAGACGAAGTGCGCCTGCTCGGGATGCTCGGGATCGATGTGATCCCGCATGTTCTCCCAGCGCAGCTCCTGCAGCTCGTGGCAGTGCGGACACGGGACGTGGTAGGTCTCCTGCGTCCCTTCCTGATAGTTCGACGTGATCTTGCAACNCCGGCTTCACCATCCATTCGCGATGGTGCTCGTGGATCTCGCAGCCGCAATGGATGCAGACGAAATGCGCCTGCTCGGGATGCTCGGGATCGATGTGATCCCGCATGTTCTCCCAGCGCAGCTCCTGCAGCTCGTGGCAGTGCGGACAGGGGACGTGGTAGGTCTCCTGCGTCCCTTCCTGATAGTTCGACGTGATCTTGCAACCCGGCGACACCATCGGCGTCGAGATCTTGAAGATCTTGCCGTTGAAGAACGCCTTGCTGCGGCTGTCCGCCTGAACCTCCGGATCACCGGCCTCGTTCATCTGCCACTTGGCAAGATCGTCCTGGACCTGCTTTCGCGGCGAGATCATCGACAGGCCGGCCGGCGAGTTGGCGCCGGCGGCCTGGATGGCGCCGCGCCCGTCGATGCGTTCCTTGTAGAGCACCGAGTTGCTCGCATCGCGGCTGTTTTGCGAGAACAGCTGGGCGATGGCGGGCATCTCGCGCACCAGCGGCATCAGCTTCGTCTTCGACCAGCGCGCGGCGTTCTCCTCCGTCGGGTGGACATAGAGGAAATCGCCAGGCGCCATGTCGAGCGAGCCGAGCGTGAAGATGTTGGCGCAGATGGTGCCGCCGATCTGCGCCGACTTCGCCAGGCTGACGATGTTGCACGGATCTTCCGGCGACAGCGCCCGCAGGATCTCCGAGAAGAACGGCACCAGGTCTTCGTTGTACGGCCCCGGATGATCCGTGATGCGTTCCGAGAACACGATGTTCCGCTTCGCCCAGTCGAGATAATCGACTGCCGGCGGCGGCTCGCAGATCTCGGCCAGCACGCTGAGAGCCAGCCGCTCGGGATTGAACAGCACGGTCATTGCTGCTCGTCCTCGACATGCTCGTCCAACTCGGCCGCTGCGTCGGCGAAGTCGCGCGCCTTCTTGGCCCGATGGTCCCGAAACCCCTTCAGCAGCACATGCGTCGCATCATGGGTCGACACCGAGAACTGCGCGGCGATCGCCTTCGCCATCTCGGGGATGGCCTGCTCCATGACCTTGAACGCCTCGGCCACGGCCTTGACCATCTCTCGCCGGGCATCGTCGGTCAGCATGTACCGGCCGAGCTCGAGCGCTTCCTCGCGCTCCATGCGCGCGGTGGTGATCTTTTGCTGTTTCAGCTTCTCGGCCGCGACCTCGTCAATGAACGGGTCGACGATGACGGTCGGCTTTAAAGGCGCCTTCGGCTTCTCCGGCACGTCGAACGACAGCTCGGAAGCTAATGGTGCCGGCGGCGATCGCGTCGCCGCGCCGTTCGCTCCGAACCGCTGCGACGGGTCGAGGGTCTTGCGCAGCTGCTCGACCGCAACCGATGCGCGGATCTTCGCGTTCCGCCCCTCGCCTTCGAGCGCTTCACCGAAGATCTTCCGCTCGGCGATGTACTGCGAGATGCGCCCGGCACTGACGCCGACATGAGCCGCAAACGCGCTCTTCGTCATGATGTCAGCTGCAAGGCTCATCTTTAGGAACGCTCGTTCTTTAGCCCGGCTCTTTAGTTTAGGCTCTGACTTTAGGCTTCAAAAAATCGCCCAGACTGGGCAACCTCCGCCGTGCCAAATACCCGCAGGCGGGCGGATGCCAGGAAGGACCCATGAACCGTCAGAGCGGCCTATCGGGCCGTCCGAACCGCCCGCTGGAAGGCGACGGCGAAATGATCGTGGACGTTGGCGACCACATACCGCTCGACGACGNCCGCTGGAAGGCGACGGCGAAATGATCGTGGACGTTGGCGACCACATACCGCTCGACGACGTCGCGCAGGCGAAGACGGATGCGATACGAGACCTGAGGCACGAACAGGATCACCGGATGGATGGCATTCGTTGCCGGATCACGCTGGTAAACGCCCGGGTAGAGATGCGAAGGCTGCCTCGGCACGAAGAACCGCGCGTTCTTGTAGTTCTTGTTCCGCTTGAGCGACGATGATGTGCGGGTTCGGGTCGCACCAGCTCCACGATAATCGATCTGCAGGTCGGCCATGACACGGTTCAGAAACCCTTGCGTCATGTTGCCGTAGCGATCGAGCGGCGCCCGCTTTGCCGGCACGGCTACCAGGTTCCGCTGCATCAAACCGCGGTCAACGAGCTGCCGCTCGAAGGCCTTGTGGGTGCGCATGCCACCTTCGATCTGCGGACCGAGAAATGCGGTGGCAGGCAAGCCGCCCTTGGTGCGGTCGCCGGTCACGACAACCGCTGCCCGCAGGTTCTGCCGCGATGCCCGGTCATAAACGACGCCCCGCTTTGCATAAGGCGTTGGCCGGTCGAAGACCCGATCCATCTCGCGCTGGACTTCGAGGCGGCCACCCTTGGCCGTCTCGTTCAGCGTGAGCATGATGGTATAGGGAAGCTGCTTTCGCTCGATATCCGTCAAGGATCGATTGAACTGCTGGAGATCAAACTGAATATCGATGTGCATTCTCAAGGCTGCGTGCCCAAGTTGAACGTTGCCAAACAAAGCCTGATAAAGCAATCTATGCGTCAGTCGAAATGGGGGAGCTCGAAATGATCCGAGCCCTATCGCGTCTCATAGCAGCTTTGGTGATTTGGAGCGTGTTGGTAGCGGCGCTGGATACTCCTGATGCTGCAGAGTGTGACGACCTTCGTAAGCAGTTCAACTCTTCTACCATCCTAACAGACGATGAACTTTCCCGTCTGGGCAGGTGCGAGATCAAGGTGGAAACTTACGCGGTTCCCGCCGGAAGGGAGGAGCCAAGCTTCGAACAAAGAATTGATCGCTTTTTCCGAGGCGAGAGTGATATCGTCCGATGATCAATACTCTCGAAGACATTTTCAAAGTACCGCTCGCCCTAGTCGGCCTCGCTACCATCTGTTATCTGCTCTGTTCGGTCCTCGCTGCGATCGCCTTTTCGGTATTTACAATCCCTAAACGACGTGACGGGAAAACCGCTGTTGTCGCGAGAGAATTATTCCTGGCCGGAGTTCCGTTTTCTTTTTTGGGGATGATGATCGGTTATTTGACGGGTATAAGCCGTGAATCAGCAGTCGGTACGACCGTACCCGCGGTGCTCACCCTGCTTGGAACAGTAGCGGCATTCATTGCTGCGAACGGCGGGCGGCGATCAGCGCTTGCAACGGTTTCAATCGTCTTCCTGGCATTTGCACTGGTGGTTGGAGTAGGCTACGGCGCCCGCATGCGCGTAAACTTCACCGATGCGATGCAATCACTTGAGGTCAAAAGGAAGCAGATCAATGACGAGCTTCAGCTTCAGAGGTATCGCGCCATCCGCTTGAAAGAAATCGAGGCGGCAAACCAGGCTAATGAGCAGTGATGTCGGACTCTGCTCAGGAACCATAGCTTTCGCACTTGCCCTGAATCGGTGCCTCGGCTTCGAGACTCTCAGGGCTGGGGCTGACCGGTGTACCGACCTCGGGCTTTTCGCCCCGCACTCTCGTGCGTTCTCAGAGGCTCACTGCAGGATCATCAGCTCATCCAATGGCACGATGCCTCTCACAACTTCTTCAGCAAAGCAAGAGGCACTGTCACCGGCACTTCGCCGCCCATCAAGTCGATAGCGACCACCACGTCGCCACGGCCCTTCTTGCTTGGCGTGACGACGATTGCCTTCCGATCGCAGAACGGGCCTGCCGTGATCCGGACCGGTTCTCCAGCCCTCACCACCAGGTGAACGGGGCGCTCCCAATCAAAGTTACCCTTGCTAGCCAGACCGTTGAATCTGCTGACTTCCTTGTCGCTCAGGCGCATGGGTCGCTCGCACCCGCCAAGCACATCAATCACATGCTCGACGCCCAGCAATCCGGCGAGATACTCGGAGAGCGCCATCATCTGCACGAGAACATAACCATGGATAACCGGCATCATCTGCCCCTCGATCACCCGACCGCGACGGCGCAAATCCGGCCCTTTCCGCATCGGTACGAGCGACCGCACGCCCATGGAATCGAGACTTTTTTCCACAGTCTTCTCACGGCCCGTCCAGACCCGAAGCGCAAACCACGGCGCTTTACCGCCGCTGATTCGCAGATTCGCCGTGAGGAGCGCGCCCTCGTCGAGCAGGCCGTCGCTGATTCTCCGCATCCGATCGGCGAAACGATCAGTGCCCTGCAGCGCAATCGGGCTTCCGGTAAACGTGCTACGCTGCATGATCATCGCCTTTGCTCCTGTTCGCGAGATAGTCGGAAATTCGTTCGCGGTAGCGCTCGACCGCTTCGGCCACGAGGAAGTCGAGATCGCCCTCGCCCTCGATCGCCGGGAAATAGACCCACTCAGGCAACCGCCCTTCTGGAAAGGGCCAGCCGCGCCGCTTGTGCTCACGCTGCCACGCGGCAAGCAGCTCGCCGTCACGCTTCACCGCCTGGAAGCCCTGCCCCGCCTCTTCAAGCGCCAGCGGGCACATCGAGCCCTGCGCCGAGCGTGCCCGTTCCTGCATGCTGTTCACCGACGGCCATCCGGCGCGCATGCGCTTCTCGGCAATCACGTCAGCAAGGGACACCTGCCCGGCGTCGATCTGCATCTGTTCGAATTTCGTCGGAGGAGCGACGATCCCGGACGGCGGCAGCAGCAGCTCGGCGAGCCGCGTTGCCGACCAGAGCTTGCCGAACGGTGCAGCCATGGCGTTCGCAGGTTTCGCCGCCTCATCCTGCGCAGGAACATCCATCCATAGCTTTTCGCCGAAATACGTGGATGGTGCCGGTGTGTGGGATTTCTTCTGCGCCTTCAGCAGCTGCAGCCACAGGGGGAAACGCTCGGACGCTTCCCGGCGCTCGTCA